AGAGACTGCTCTAGTGATGTTTCGTTAAGATCAGCTGCTGTTGACAACTCGTTAGCAAAGTTGCCGCCGCCTACAGTTGGATGGTCTGTAGCACAAAGCTCTTTTCCATCACCATAAGTAACACCACTATCAAACGCATTGTTTAGAATAGCAGCGGCTTTAACTTGCTTCGTGTTTGCCATGGAACGAGCTAATGCCTTTGTGTAACGAGAGCTGAGTCGGTCATAGAGGTTATCCTCTACAGCTTCTTCAGTTATCGCAAACGCAAGGGAAATTGTTTCATGGGTGTAACGAGCAGTGTAGGCTTCGTTGGCAGTATCAAAAGAAACTGCTTGTCCTTCGCCTTTCACTGGTGCGCTACCAAACCCTGATAACATTACCTCTTCTTCAAACGCTCTGTCTGAAGATTCCGTTTCAAAAATTTCAGCATGTTCATTATCATACCGATCATATTCCAATCCAAAAAGCGCATGAAGTCCGGGTTCAAGCTCTTTAAGGAGTTGAGATCTTGCTATAGCCATATCATATCCTCCTTAGATTCCGGTTGTAGCTACATGGAAGGGAAGGTTCAACTTAACTAAAGCGATAACACCTGCTGCCGCATAATCAATACCTTCTACGTCTTTAAACCCGACGATTCTGAAGTTATCTGTTGCAGTAGCAGCTCCTGCTGTAGCTACAGAAAGCTCGCCAATAGAAATATTAGCACTCCCTGTTGTAGAACCGAAACCTGCACCCTCAGCATTAGAATGAATAAGTGCTGTTGCAGTTGCTAGATTAGTTAGCGTTGCATCACACGATATTTCAAACACTTGCATAGGATCATCATAAATAAACACAGTCGCTTCTGTGCCTGATTTAAGAGATGCTGTTCCAGGATAGTAGTTATTAAAAGTAGGCGTTCCGTCCAAGGCAGTATACTGACAACCGCCCATAACACCAAGAATCGCTACCGAACCACCGTCTGCCGCACTTACATCTACAAGACCGTTTGTAAGAGGAATCACCATATCGCCTTGATATATTGCGCTTGATGAACCTGCTACTCCAGGAATTTGTACTTTATAAGGCGTCAATCCATTGCCGTTCGGTGTAGACCCTATCTTGTTATGTGGACGAAGACCAAATGGGGAATCAATGTTCGCCATGAGTTTTTCTCCTATTAAAGATTAAGAATCGGATCCATTATCGGATCCACCAAAGGTTACACGAGACTGCCTATCAGGTTTACTAATAGGCATTGATGGATGTTGTTCCCTTAACAAATCATTATCAACGGCTTTCATTTGATCATCTGTTTTGTTTTTGAAATAATCGTTCCGTTGTTTATTTGTTTCAACAGGAAACCTTGCAAGTATCAGACCGCCAACCCCTATTACTCCGGCATGTTTGCCATCTTGTACTGTAGGGGCTTCAAAATCTGGATACTCATCAGCGCGAACAAGTTCAAAGCCTTCGCGAAGGCGGGCAGAAAGGTTTTTTCTATCGTCGTAACCCATAACAGTTTCACGGATCCAACGATGATGATAGCCTTCTGGGGGTGGTGGTGCGTCTAATTGAGACGGGGGTCGCCAAGGTTTAATTCGGCTTTCTTTTTCCCTTGATTGGGAAGAGCGTGGGCTTCTTTCAGACATAATTATCCTCACGATGTTTGGAGGCGTTGCTTTTGCCTCGCATATTGTTCATAACTTACACCGAGTTTGTCAGCAATAGCAACCTCAGATTTTGTAAGTTTGATTTTTTGTTGCTTTGATCTGGTCGAACCACGGTTTGCACTAGCAACCGCAGGGCCAGAATTACGGTTACGAGCAGGGGCGTTTCCAAACTTATGTGGGAACTCTGTTCGCATTCTTCTATCAACTTCATTATAATACTCATCGCTCTGTGGGTCATACCCTTCAGTATCAACCAACGTTTTATGAATACTAAATGCTGTTAATGTCATAGGCTCATCCTTACCAAACCATTCGTTTTTAGAAGCCCAATCAGAGGCTTTAGGGTCTGGTGGTGGAGGTTGTCTTTGTACCTGTTGTTGGTATGGAGTAAATTGTTGTGGCTGTTGTGGCTGTTGTGCCTGTTGCTCTCTTTGTGTTTTTACTTGAGCTAATCGTTCAGTGTGTACACCAAGCTCGCCAAGTTTACCTTGAGCTTCAACCTGTGCATCAATATCTCCACGATCTATAGCCTCTTTCAAAGTGCTTTTCCAAAGTTCTCTTTCAGCAGTTACTCTATTTTCAAACTCTGCTACATAAGAATCATCTAATGTGCTTGTTTTCCTACGCACATCATCCAGTTCTTGTTTCGTTGCCTGAGCAAAAGTCAAAGCTGCTTTTTCACGGCGTTCTGCTTCTCGCATTTTTGCCGTCAGCTTGCTTATACGTTTCTGTACCCCCTCACTATATTGCTCTAATTCAGCGGTATCTTTTTCTTCCGGTGCGTTATCAACAACTTCAACTTCAGGTTGCTCTTGTTTTTCTGAAAGATCTACTTCAATGTTTTCTTCGTTTTCAGATTCTTCAAACTCTATTTCTTGTTGTGGTTCAGCCATTTTCTACTCCGTCCTAAAAATGCAGTATGTCGTCAGGGTCAGTTATACGAGCAATGATTTCATCATCGTTAAGAAGACGAACTTCACCACCTTCTATTTTAAACCGACTTCCTGCATACCTTCCAAAAATAACCCAATCACCTTCTTTGCACCAAGGCTCTGAGTTTTCACCAAACTTATCTGTATCTAAATAAGCTAGAGGTCCGACTTTAAGTACATATCCACAAACAGTACCTAATGCTTCTCTTTCTCTTACCTCTGTTGGTACAATAATGCCTCCATCAGTTTGCTTCTTACCTTGGTAGGGGAGTAACAACACCCTCCACCCTGTAGGTTGAGGCAATCTTTCTAACGCACTATCAGATATTTTTGAAGGGTCTAAAAAACGGTCTTCTGCGCGAACATACGCTTGTTCTAAGGCTCCAACTTTTTTCTTTTCTTTTGGGGGGGCTTTTGGCTTTTTGTCCACATAATGATCGGGAACAAGTAGTGTTTTAGTCATCATCAGTTACCTTTTCTAGCAGGTCTTTAAGATCCTGTTCAGTTATAGCAAGTTCCCCAAGCCTCGCTCGGAGTTCCTTGAATGCAGTAAAATCTGGTACAGGCCCAAAACAAAGAGCATCTTGTATCACATTTTGCCGTTCACGGACATTCTTCAACATTTTTCGTAGATGTAAAGGTCCGACATTACATTAACTCAAAATGAGGGCCATCTATAAACGGCCTTTTACCTTCTCCCCTACGAATATCTATATAATTCATCATAGCTTCTTCCATTGTACCTTCCCATGCAGCAATATTTGCTGTAGTCCATGCACCGCCCCAACGGACGACGACGTTAAGTTCACGACACGCCTCTGCCATAGCATCAGCAATTTCATCGTAAACGCTTAGTTCCCAAGAAGCACGTCCGTCAATATAAGCCATAAGGTCTACTGCTCTGCCGTCTAAATGTTTAGACTTCATCGTTTTTGTTGCACCTTTAGCAAATAAAGACTCTTGCTCTTCTATTGTTCGTTTACCACAAATAACACCAAAATCTACTGTAGTTACTGTAATGGCTTTTTTCACAACTTTGACTAAAGTGCTGTTTACGCCCTCTAATCGTTCATTGCTTCTTGTTGATAGCATAAACATTATTTAGAAATCCCCTTGTATTTCTCAAAACTTCTCAAACCACCTAACCCTAACATTCCCATCAACACAGGCATCATTTCACTTAGGTCTAACGCAGGGATAGCAACTAGATAATTAAATTGTGCTAACGTAAATATCAGTATGGGGTGAACAACATAGTTGTAAGCCATTGCGACACCACATGTCCAACCAATAAAAGGACGCCATCCTGCTATAAAAACATTCCTGCTTTGTGCCTCTGCCTTGTTTATTTCAAGTTGACCTTTGGCAAGCTCTTGGGCATGGCGTTCTGCCATTGTAGATATTTCATGGGCAAGTTGGTTCTTTTGGTCTTTATCTTCTATAAATTTATCAAGCAGTCCTGTAACTGGTTGGACTAAAGAGCCTAATAAATTTATCATTTTTTATTCGCCCATGTTGTAAATCCCATATATGCTCCGCAAAGACTAGCGAGAGCAAAATACATAGAACTAATCAACCCACTTAGCGCAGTTACTCTTGCTTCAGAAACAACAGGCGTACACATGAGGATTGTAATACAAACCATCAATACAAAAGCGCAAATAGCCATGTACCTCTGCGTTTCTTGTTTATCATGAGCATCACTTGCCTCTTGCAAAACGATATCATCTGCATCGATGTTACCATCACCATCCATATCTCTTATAGGGGTCATGTTTTTTTCCTTACCTTTGTTTTTCTACCCTTCATTGCTAAAAAATCAGCACCTGTTATTTTGTTTTTTGGTGGTTTTTTAGATGCTATTACTCTTTGTTTAGGGGTTAGTTTTTTAACAGCCATCATATTCTCCTTATGTTGTTTTCTTTTTACTTTTGCCTTTACCAAGTAAATCAGAATCTGCTTTGCGAGCTCCACCTTTACCCGAAACAAAACTTTTAACTCTGCCCATAGCCCACGCATGTTGCGATGTTTTTGGTCTACTGCCAGAAGAAAAGTATGCTCCCAAACCTCTTTTGTAAACTTTATCTAATGTACCTTTAGAAAACCTACCTGCTCCAGGAATAGAACCATACTTACCAGAACTCTTTTTTGTAGGGGTCTTTTTTGTAGGGGCCATTATGATTTACTCCGTTGCTTATCAATTCGCTCCATCATAGCAGGTGTCAATTTGCCTTGCCTATACAATTTGGCTGTTCTTTTTATTTCAGCCGCTCTTGCCGTAGGGTTTTTCGCACCTTGCAGATATTTCTTTGGTACACCTTTCGTCTTAACTACTTTTTTAAATTTTCTTTTTGCGGGAGCTTTTGCCATTCTTTTTCTTCCTATTATCTGAATATAAATTATTGAACGTAGTAATAGGGTCTAAATAAGAATCATGCCCTTCTGCAGAATGCACCCATTGTGACGGGGCAAAATCAGGAGCACCTTCACCTGTACGCCAAAGAGCAGGACTCGTAGCTCGCACTCTATTATTAGGCAACGCTACAAAATTACCTGTCCAACTACCTGCATCAGTAAGGTAAATTACATGAGATTGTTTATGTTGAGCAGGGTCATCTGCTATATCGTTTCCTGTATAATCTACCGTAAACATATACTTACCTGTGTAAAATTCACCATCTATTTTACAAAGCCAAGGCGAGGAGCTCACTCTATCCATAACAACAACACTATGATCTCTAGATTCGCAATCCCAAGGTTGACACAAATGGTCTAACATAGGTTCAGGCCACTCTTCTACAGGTATATCGGCAACTAAACCCTCTATTGGCATTCTTGCCCACATAGCTCCCCCATGTAAGTTTTTGCCCATATCATTCCCTTCAAGCTCTTCACAACCTGTAAAAACAACCTGAAAACTTAACGACCTATCAGGTATTGTGTTTACAGCAATAGCAATAGCATGAAGAAACTCACCATGATAATCGGTATGGTTGCAAGTAAATTCTCTCCGCACCCAACAATTAAAGTGCGGAATATTACTAATAAGATAGGACATTACCTATCAACCTCTAGTATTTGCATTTTTCTGTTGTGCAATCCTTGCTCGCATTTGAGCAATATCTTCTGTACTGTTAATCCTATCTTGGCCTAACTGGAACTGTTGCTGTTGCCGTTGTTGGTCAAGTGCTAATTTCCTTTGATCTATTTGTTGGTCTGCTATCATTTCCTGTTCACGCAACTGCAACTCTTGCTGTTTTATCTGCACTAATGGGTCTTGGTCTTGTGCAGGTGGTTGTGATTGTTGGAACTGAGCAAATAACTGTGCTTGCATCTGGGCAACCATAGCTTCCTGTTGCTCTGGCGGTGCTTGTTGTCCCTGCATCTGTTGTTGAACAGCAACTTTAGCTTTTAACCCTAAATGCTCGTATATATGTTTTTCTAACAATATCGCAACAGGTGGTTGTATCTGCGCTACTTTACTATTCATATACGCTAGATGCACCGCAATATGAGCATCATGGTCTTGTTCGGGAAACGCCTGTAATGTACCCTGCCCATTCGCCACATTACTTGTTTCCATGTTTTCCATAGCAGGATCCATGGGACGTTGTTCAGGTTCCGGTTTTAGTATTTGATCTATATTATTCACACCTAATGCTTCATATACACGGTGGTATGCCTCATACAAATTGTGCATATCGGGGGCCGCTACCGCTAATTTTAACTG